GACATTGCTTTGAAACTTTTTTTAAAAAACTTTTAATAAGACAAAAGTATTGATAGATGCTAAGATAGAAGCTAAGTTAGAAGCTAAGAAAATAAACCAATTTGGTTTAGAACTAAGCCAAAAAAATAGGCACAACTAAATAAGCCTTTTAACCGTTACTTTTTAAACCAGTTTGGTTTAGAAAATAAACGTAAGAGGTATATAAGATATATTAAATATACATCATTTAAACCTATTTGGTTTAGCCCTAAAATAATGGGTACGTTGGTATATTTGTATAGTGAAAGGAATGGTTTGGATATGACAGATAAAGATGGAAATGTTAGTGTAGGGATGGAATTGCGGCTTTTGAGGACAAAGAAACAGGCTTCAATGCGTGAAGTTGCTGAGTTTTTGGACGTTTCCGAGAACTTTGTTTCACTAGTAGAAAGGAATAAGAAGATACCTAGTGATGAAGTAATAAGACTAATTGCTAAATATTACATGTTGGAAGAAGGATATTTGTTCGGACGTTTTGGTAAAATACCAGTAGAAGTTTCTGAAGAGATACGTCAACACGAACAACTACACAGAATACTTTATGATATAAGTACAAATGATAAGTTATGTGAGGATAAGAAAGATAAGTTATATGATGATATTGCAAGGTTGTATATAGATACTTTAAAAAGGGAGGACTAATTTTGTTTCCTGACCTGTTTAGTAATGAAGAACACTTACATAGAGTTTCAGATATAGCAGTAGTAGGACAAGATTTGTACCTGTTTATTGCTGGTGCTATATTTGGTTCTCTATTTATAACATTTCGTTTAATTAAATTTATGAACTCAGTTTATATATCACCAGTACTTAAGCAGAATAAAGAACTAGACTATGTACGAATAGTTGATGAAAACACCGGAAGAGTATTTGAATATATCAACCCAAAAGGCTATAAGGAAACATCTGAAGTGTTGGCTTCTTTTATGTATTGGAAGTATATAAAAAAGTCACCGAAAACACATTCACTAAGCGTTAATAGAAGGGCTACAAGAATTTTCTATATTTCAGTAGTGGTAGGAATAATCATTGTTTTATTCGCCCTTTATTGTATATTCACTATTCAAAAGACAGTATAGAAAACCCACCCCGTATATAAAAGGAGTGGGCTTTTTTATATGAATGAAAATCCTAATGGAGTAGCATTCTTGTCCATTTCGATTATCTGTTCAGGTGTCATTTCATTAACGTCTTTTACATTTAATGGCATATGAACCTCTTCTAAATTCTTGTGGCCAATAGCAGCCTTAACTATCTTCTGTTTAACTTCTTCTCCTACAGCGTCATTATCAGTTGCGATAACAAGTGTTTCGATAGGTGAACGTAACAGTAAATTCTTTCTAATGTCACTTAACTTACTTCCACCTAATGCAATGCAAGGCAAGCCACATGACCATAAATACAAGCAGTCTATTTCCGATTCAACTATATAAACACGCTTGCAGTTCATCTTGTAAATGAAGTGCAGCCCGTAAATATGATTTCTTAATTGTTGGCCGTCAGGAAAGTAAAAGAACTGTTTCGACTTGATGGAACGGAATTTAACGTTAATTATATTCCCGTGCACATCTGACCATGCCAGTGCTACAGCCTTACTCTTTCTGTCAAATCCTGTCTTAAATGCCCTTTGTACTTTATCACTTATTTTGCGTGTGCCTAGATATGGATGCTTAAATGCATACTGTTTATACTCTTCTAAAGTGATAATTCGTGGTGGCTTTTCCACTTCCGATAAATCGATATTTAATTCCAATGTTTCAACGTCTGTCAAATCAATGCCGTACTTTTCTAATAAGTAGTCCTCAACTTCATCCGGTGTTTCACTTCGTAGGAAGCTTAATAGCAGCACCAGCGAACCCTTACTATATAAGTCATTGGACGAACCGAAGTCTATCCATTGTCCGGTGTCAGTGTTGATTGAGAAGGAAGGCGAACCGTCTGAACGGAAAGGAGAACAGGCCGTAAATTCACCTGTTCGTGGCCGTCCCTTGTCCCACTCATAAGGTTCAAGTTCTTCCATTACATCTATTTCTAATTCATAATTTCTAATTTTAATCATAGTTCAGTGCCTTTTAAGAATGTGATTTCTGATTCATTAACCCATGCATAACGGTCTTTGAACTCTACAAGATATTCTACTGTGTAACGTTCATCTGTTTCATGGATAACGAAAGTGCACATGTTACCGGATTCAGTACCATGTAACACCTTCATTCCAATACGTTTATATAACTTTGATTGTAACTTTTCTCTACTCATTGTTCTCCCTCCTAGAAATTGTCTACTGGTGATGCTTCATTTATAAAACCTAAGTTGAAATTACAGCGTAAATCTAGCACTTTACCTACATGTGGTTCACGGCATTTTGCAAGCTTCAATTTACCAATTCCATCTTTTTGGTTAAAAGTTAGGACTGTAGCACTATCTTGAACCACTGCAATAGTCTCAGAATAATCCGTTACTTCAGGTGGTTTAATTGTTGCTTCAATATCGTCCTCGTCTGCTTTTCCTTCTTTTTCTGCACTGGTAGGCGTTTGGTGAATCACAAGCCCTACTACCCCATGTCTTCCGAAAACTTGACGTAACTTACGTGATGTAGCACTCATACCGTCACGGCCAATCTTTTCATGAGTCATTAAATTGAACCCATCGATGACAACCATTTTGATGTTAGGGTACATCTGCAAGTCAGCGTCCACAGTTCCAGCCGAAAGCCCTTTAGGTAGGTCTTCCATCGTTTTGATAATGAACGGTGTTTCCTGTTTCTCATTGAACGTATCAAGATACTTCAGGTACTCAGCTTCATTGTTCAAGATTCCACGTCTAATATGAACGTTATTGAAGTGGCCATTAAGTGTATCCAATCGATAAACTTGCTGCTTTTTGCTTAACTCAGGACTGTAATAAAGCACGCCAAAGTCAGCTAACCAAGCTTGTAAGGCAATCTGACTGCCTATCCAGCTTTTTCCTTTGTTGGTATATGCGAGAAGTAGTATCATGTCACCTAACTCAAAACCACCGCCAAGCCAGTTAGTTAAGGCAGCGTAAGGCGTTGGAATGTAACTGAATGTACGTGTCTCTTTATTCTCGTTATACCACTCTTTACGTTCTTCACCGTTTGTAGCGAAGTTAGTGCCCACACTTGAACTTGCATCAGCCATAGCTTCTATTGCTTGTGCTTCCTTGCTTAACCATTTAGCGAAGTCTTCACCAGCCATTGTTTTGAAGTTCTTACCAGCTTGTTCCTGTAGTAACTGAAAGGCACGTCTTTTAGCTGAAGCACCTTTAAGTGACTTAGCTAAGTACACGAAACTGTCATTTACTTCAGGGTAGTAGTCAAAGTCCTTGAATCGTTCTACTACATTTCGATAGTCCGGTGTTTGGCCGTATTCGTTCACGTAGTCTTTCATGTAGTCATAAACTTTAAAATAGGATTCAAAGTCAGCCCTAGAGACGTTGTATTTATTCAGCACATAGAAACTGTTTTCATCTAGTACCTTACTTAATAATTGTGCTTCTAACATTACAAAATGCCCCCTCTTCGATTGTCTTTACCTTTGAATGCTATTTGTTCTGTCATACCGGCAATACGTGATGCAATACGGTCGCCCATTGTATCAGCCAGTTTTTCAAGTGGTAAATTACTAGTGAAGATAGAAGCAAGCATTTTATTATCACGTGCGTCTATGATTTCAGTAAGTTCATTCTCGAATGAATCAGTAATCTTTTGACGGATACCGATATCATCCATGACCAATAACTCAACGTTCATAAGTAACTTCTTAATTTTGTAATACTTTTTGTCGGCTGCTTCTTTCATATCGAACGTGCCAGCAAAACGTGAGTTGTAAAGTGTTTGTAGTTCAGATGCTTTATAGAACAGTACCGGATTCTCTACAATAGGACGGCCACCTTGCTTACTAGCTTCAATCGTTCTAGCTATCATGAACTCATTTGCAATAGTGATAGCAGCAGTGGTCTTGCCTGTTCCCGTTCCAAAACGGTTATCGCTGTTAGGGATGCTGTAAAGGAATAGCCCCACGCCTTCCTGAACGTTCTCTAAGACGTTGTTTACGTATTTTGATACCCAAGCATAGGCAACAGGGTTTGAAGCCTTTATAGGCAAATTTGAGAGGTCACAGTTTCTATATTTTTTCGGAACGTTCATATTGCCCCACAATCCCGTTTTTCCCTCTACCCCATGTAAAAGTATGAAAGGTGTGCAAAAAACGCTACAGTGGCCTTCCTGACCAGCCACACGGCACTTTCCGGCAAGCTTACATATATGATTCATAGTCTCCATTAGAAATACCGTCCTTTCTCTATTTTGATTTCAATTCCATTTGGTAGAGTCAACCATGCTGTAACGGTGCGTGTACCTCTTTCCCCGTCTTGTTCAAATTCCATTTGTCTTAAATCGAATCTACCGTGCTTAAGTAAGCCCCCTACTTCTTTCAGGTCTATTGATTCCTTTAAACGTTGCATTGCTAATTCTTTATACATCATTCTCTATCATCCTAACTTGTTTAATTTTGCTAACATTGCTGCTTCTGCTTCTTCTTCTAACTGACTTGACTGTGCTGCAACTTCAGTTAACTTAATTTCACTGTCAAGGATGTCAAGCACATGATTTACTACCCATGAGAACATAGCGATTGTTGGACGTGGGAACTTTGCATTCTTCCATTTGCTATCATATTCACGTACAGCCACTTCAATAATTCTGTTAGCCAATTCAGGATATGGTGTAACTACCTTGTCTTTCATTAGCTTTCCATCACGGCCATAGTTACCTACTACATAGTCAACCCCGTATACTTCTTTGTACACCTGTTGAAATAATTTAATAGCAGTATTGCTGTTCAACTTAACAGTATTATTATTTAATTGATTATTATTAGAAGTGCTTATTATTTCATCACAGTTGGTAGTGACTTTGTTTTCACTAGATGGTGTGACTTTACTTTCTTCATTCTTGTGATTAACAGTTTCAATCGTTCCACCAAATTTAGCTAACTGACTTAATGGATGGATAGTGTAGAGACTGTAAATCTTGCCTTGCCCTTTGTTTACTTTCTTACGTGTAACAAGTGGCTTTCCGTCAATCTCAATAGCCAGCAAGTCGTTAACGTATTTGTACACTGTATTTTTATGCACACCGATTCTTTCTGCTAGTTGTTCCTGAGTTGGGTAACAGTGTCCCTCTTCATTCATGAAAGTAGCCAGTGCCATTAAAGTAGTAAATCCAGTAGCACCTATTCGTGAAACAATGCCACTAGTAAAGACAGTAGTATAAACACGAACGTATACGCTGCTAGTTACGTCACCACTACCTAAATCTATTTCTTTGTTATGCGATACAGATAATATGTTTTCTGACATGTTATGTCCTCCTTGTTTTCCGTCTACATAAACGTAATTGCAAAACAAGTGCCTTGTGGGACATTAACTTTGTGATTTATAAAAATTTCCATAAAAAATAGGACACCCCGTTATGGAGTGCCCTACCTTTTGGAAGACTGTCTATGCATGACAAACAATCGTACCCACCTCGAATAACAGTGTATACCAGTAGTTACTGATTCATACCTGTGTTTTCCTGTAATTCCCTTTTAAGCATAGCAAGGTCTTTATGTACCTGTCTCACTAATTCGTAAATATCATAGAACTGTAGCCTACGTTGCCAATTCAATTTTAAGTATTCTACTACCGTGAAGGTGGATAGTCCATACTTCTCCCTACCTTCATCAATAATCATAGCCCACTCTAATGCTTCATTTTCAATATGATTCAATTCTCTACCATTAGCAGACCACACAGCCATAGTTACTACCTCCTTTTATAGATTCTTTAACTCAGCTTCTAAACGTGCCTTCTCAATTGCAAATTCTTCATCAGACATAGTTACCCATTTACTCTTAGGCTTGTCTTCCTGCTTTTCCTTTTTGTTCAACCACTCAGGAAGCATTTCTTTTCGTCCGTTGTTAAGGTTGTTCATCTTATAGCTAATAAAACCAGCCGTATTTTGTACACCACCTACACATGAAACAAGTTCGTTAATCATATACGTTTTAACAGCATCTTCTATAGTGTCATTGTTCTTTAGTAGCCAGTTACCTAAAACAGCCATATCTACATTATTATCTTTAAGGTTATTCCAAGCAGTTTGAAATTCATTAAATACTCCCTCTCTCAAATTCGCTTGTAACGTTTCTAAAATATCTAAAGGGTCATTAGAGAGAGATTTAGTATTATTATGATTGGTATTGTTAGAATTGGTATTATTCAAGTTCATATTATTATTGTCCTGAAAAACCGTATCCGCATTTTCCGTATCCTGAATTTCCGTATCCTGATTTTCAGGAACCGGTGATTTTACCGTATCCTGATTTTCAGGAACCGGTTGTTTATCCCCTTTATTTTTCCTTTTCTTGTCAGGGTTAATAATAGCGTTAGGGTTTGCTGCATACTCTTTCAATGCTTCAGCAACGTCTTCTTTATCATCTGAGAAGATATAAACCAATTCATCGAACTTACCGTCTACGCGAATTTCCACACGTGCATAGTAACCGTTCTTTATTAGTTCATCAATTACTTTATACTGTGCGTCACGTCCATTTTTAGAACGAGAGATAATTTCTTTCATATTGATTTTAAACTTGTCCGTATCATTTGAAATAAGAATTGATAGTAAGCCTTTAGCTTGAAGTGTGATTGCACTGTCATTAAGTAGTGCATTTCCTACCATTGTAAAATTGTTTTTGCGAACGTTTCTGTAAGTTTCTTTTGCCATTTTAATTTCCTCTTTCCCTTATCTGTATTGTAGGAAAGAAAAAAGACACCCCTGCCGAAAAAACTGAGTGTCATACCTTGTAAGATTTATGTATATATTATATACTACAGGTATAACATTTTTGAGAATAATGTTTTACAGGTGGTACTCCTTAACTTTGGTCGGTTCGGGGAGTGCCTTTTTTCGTTGCCGTAACCACAGTATACGACAAGGTTTTCAGAAAAGCAAGGAAAATTTTTCGATATTTCGTAAGGCACACAGCAGACAACTATTTCTATGTAAACGCAAAAAAGCCCACCTACCTTATATTAAGGCAAGTGGACTTCAGTGACTCTACTATTATTGTTTGTCTTTTAAATGTGATTCAGGGTCAGAGATAACACCTAAAGCAACGAACATAGATAATACTGTGTCGATTGCGATAGATAGGTGATGTGACATTTCAACGTCAATTACACCTA